ATGATAATACCGCCTATAACAATTATGTCTCTTATTATTATTTCAGTTGATAGAAATAAAATGATGAAAATATTTTTTGGTTATATAGGTGATTGGTTCAAAGATAATATAAATTGGAAATGGTAAAATATTTGATATTTAAATATATTCAGACATTAACCTTTTAAACTCTTCTATTTTGTTTTTTTGACATCTAAAAAGCATATCATATCCATTTTCCCTGAGAAAGAACTGGTACATAACACTTATTTTGCTATCCTCAATCATATTCAAAACTGTAGTCAAGTCTTCCGGATTAACTCTCAACTTAACCCACCTCATTTCAGTCACTTCTTGAAGCGATTTAATATAACTATCTATATCTCCTTCAGCAGCTATAGGATTACTCTTGGATTTTTTCTTGTTCGGTGATAACCATAATCCTAACGCTATTACACCAAGCATACCAAACCATACTATATAAGGTATACCTAATATCATTTTTTCAAGTCCACATCAGGAATAATACTCAGAGGTTTAAAGATCACTTTGTATCTGTAAGTGCTGACATCTGCCGAATCCAATTGTTCAGCAAAGTATGTCACGTTATCAGACAGTCCGAGATAATGTTTTTTGAACTCATTGTCACCTGTCTTACAGGTTACACGAAGCACATCCGATGTCAGCTCGACAGAACAACGGCCTTCGACCGTGAGCATGTAGGTATCTGTGATGCCGTTATAAAACACGATTCGCCTTTGAATCTCAAACATATCAGCGGCCTTGCTCAGATTGCGTGAAGCGATGTTTGCGTCAGTAAAATAATCGATCATTGTCAGTGACCAAACCAAAGTACAGCCAACGACTATCATCAACGCAACTATGGAGCCCCGTAAAAAACTAATAACTTCTTTCATAACATTTTCTCCTTAAAATAGTTTATCATCCAAGTAAGGGTCATGGTCTTTTTTAGTTTTAACTAATTCAAATTTAAATATTTTCTCCAAAATAAAAAGTATTACAAAGACCAAAGGAATACCATATATAATCAAAAATCCTATTGTTATCATATTATTCTTCCCCTTTTAACATTTTTTATATTATATCAAATCTAAATAACTAAGTAAACCGTATAAATACATAGTAGTAATTATATATTAGGAGGACTGCATAAAATGATGGAACAAAAGACAAGGAATATAACTATGAAGAGTTATTTAGGTAGAGCAGTAGACGAGACACTCATTGCCGCATCTATTGAAAATAGAGTAAGAATGGCTCTTGAAAACGTACCTGAATGGGTAGTTATTCCAGAGGCGGATAAAGATAAGTGTGTTAGAATGGTTGCCTCTATGATACCAGCACAATATGGAGACATGTAAAATGGACACAGTAGAAAAATATATTAACGAGGGTATGATAGGAACAATGGGTCGTGGTCGTGATAATGGCGCCAATAATGTTAATAATATTATAGCGGAGCTTAAAAATATAACTGTTAGTCTTAGTCAAGCTATGGCCAGACAAGACGAAAGAGCTTTTAAGGTTAATTTAAATAGCTTAGAAGCTATGATAAAAGAGTTAAGAAAAACAGATATATTTAAATACTAAGTGGAGGTTCTATATTGGACATAATAGAAAAATACATTACAGAAGCAGACTACAGTAAAGAATTTGCTTCAGCGGGATTAGCAATGGGAATTCATGATGATGCAATTAGATTCAATTCTGCAATAAGTGATCGTAATAAAGTGAAAGCCAAAAAAGCTTTAGATAATTTACAAAGTCATATGGATTATGCAGACAAAGTCTTCAATGAGACTTTTAAGAAAAAGGGGAGGAAGTAAAATGGAAATGAGCGACAAAATGGAAAAATACTTAGGTAAATCCTATAAGAAACCATCAAAGGATTTTGACGAGGTTCTTAAAGATGCTGCAAATAAATCAGCAAAGGAACAAGAAGTAAATAAGAAAGCTATGGGTGAGTCAGAGGATGGCGTAGGTACCATGGGATTGACCAATGCATATGCACCGCAAACAGTTGGTGATATTGGACAACAGCCAATGAGAGTAGGTAGAAGTTCACCTAGTATGTCTAGTAGACAAAGATCATGGAATTTGGGATTTGTCTCTGACGTATTGGACGCAGAGGGTCTACTTTCAGGTGATTTGAGAAGAGAGATAGCGCTAAGACTAGCCAAGATGGGATAACATATGAGTGTGACAAAGTACACAGAGAAAACATTCTTTGAGTTGACTGGCAATCAGATAGCAAATATCAGTCAACTCAAATTGTTTAATATATTGCTAGATGAAGATAGACGAACTAAGTTTATGAATATCTTCAGAGTTGCGCGAGTAAATACTGATGTAGTTCAGGATACTCTATTCTTTGATACATTTGAAGTACCAGATGCCGACTTCTGGGATAACATATCATATAGGATATATCAGATACCTCAACTTTGGTGGATTTTAGGTCTTATGAATAATACTGTTAATCCATTCGAAGAGTTAGAGCCGGGTGATTTGATAACAGTACTCAAAGAGCAGTATGTTTATAATCTAACCAAGGATTTAGAATACTTATCGGAGTTATAAATGGTTGAAGATAAAAGATGGAATTATAAACAGACTACTTTAAAGAAAGGTGTCTATTCTATTATGATACTTATGGAAACTGGTCCAATTATATTAGATGCCGCTGCTATTGTGTCTTGTTATTTCATTGAAGATATATTTAAGAACTGTATGAGTGGTAAGCTAACATTCCAAGATAGATATGGTATGCAAGAACTTGGTGGTTTTAGTGGTAATGAAAAGGTAATTATTGTATATGGAACGGATGATAAAAATAGAGAGTTAATGTTCGATATATGGAAAGTTGGTAAAATAAATCAACAGACAGCAAGTGGTAGAACACAAGAATCTGCATTGATTGAGATAACCTTTATTGACACATTCTTTCCGAATTTAAATCTAAAAAGATATAGCAGAAGCTTTATACAAGAGAACACAACAGATATAATAAAATGGATAATAAACAAAATAATGCTTGTAGAAAAAACAAACATGCAGTTAAGTATGGATGATAGTAATACAAAGTTAGATTTTGTTATGCCATACTGGTCACCACGAATAGCTATAAACTATTTGATGAAAAGAAGTAAAAGCATAAAGACTGGTGAAGGCGGTTATTTATATTACCACAATACACAAGATCAAAAAAGAAGTATGCAGTTAAATGTTAAATCAATTAACTATTTGCTTGCTGATGTAGACAGAACATTAGACCCAGTTGCATACGTAATGAGTTCAGAAGATTTAACAATACCAAACAAAATACTTGAGTACACAATGACTGGTTTGGATAGAAACTCAAATGCTAAAATCAGGGGTGGCAGTTGGAAAGGATATAATTTCCTTAGAAAAAAGTTAATTGAACAAGATTTGACATACTCAGAAGGTATAGATAGAACAATATTATTAGGTAGTACTTCTTTATATGGTAAGATTGATGATATAACATCCAATATTTCTATATCAGGTGAGCCAAATCAGGACTTATTAAAAAATGTCTCTTATTCCGAATGGACTAAGAGATATAATATGCAGTACATAGTGACAATAACAGTTGAAGGTAATGAAAAGAGATTTGCTGGCCAGCATATACAGATAGCTTGGCCGAGCTATTTAAAACAAGAGAAATTTAATAAAGCACTTGAAGGTAAATATATTATAAAGTCTGTCACTCACCATTTCGGGCCTGGACAGAACTATCAATATATGCAAAAATTGGTGCTTATAAAAAATGCATATCATAGAATGAATAGTAGTTATTTAATGCAGGCTATAAACAAGAACATAACACAAGAAAGACAAAAAGCTATAGTGAGAATATAATGATTAAAAATCCATTAAGTGATTCAAAATCAGAAAATGAAAAAATGTATGGTTTTTATAGGGGAGTTGTTGAGGATAACAATGATCCTGAGAAGGCCGGACGTGTAAGAGTTAGAATTTTTGGGATTCATACATCACAGTTAAGAAAGACTGTTAATGAAGGTATACCAGTAAATGAGTTGCCTTGGGCAGAGCCGTGTTTACCTATAGTTGAGGGTAGTATAAGTGGTTTTGGTATATGGGGCATACCTCTTCAAGGTTCTCATGTTATGGTATTCTTTGAAGCTAATAACTTAGCCCAACCAAGATACTTCGCATCAATGCCAGGTATACCTGAATCTAAGTTTAGTTTAGAACCTGATTTGGATAATGGGATACTTCAAGCTATTGCTTCTACTTCAAGTTCTGGTGATTTCTCAAAAGGATTCAGAGACCCCGATTTAACATATCCATTAGAAGATAGACTTGGAGAACCAGACGTTGATAGATTAGCAAGAGGAGTAACAGCCGATACACCAGTTGAGTTCAAAAATAACAATAGGACTACTGGTGTTTCCGAAGCCGGTGGTGGTACATGGGATGAACCAGTATCACCTTATGCAGCACAGTATCCAAATAATACAGTACTTCAGACACATGGTGGTACCTTGATTGAGTTAGATTCAACTAGTGGAAAAGAAAGAGTCCATATATACCATCCATCAAAAAGTTATATAGAGATAGATGCTGATGGAGTCATGGTAGTAAAGAATACTGATAAGAAATATGAAATTGTAGTAGACAACAAGAACATAAATATACAGGGTGATAAGAGTGAAACAGTAAATGGTGATGATAAGTTAAAGGTAGATGGTAATGTTACTCAAGAAGTAGGTGTTAATTTAACTATAACAGTTACTGGTAATATATCAATTACCTCTACCACCGGACCAACAACGATAACAGCACCCACTGCAACCATTGTTTCACCAGCAACAACTGTAACAGGTGGTACAGTAAGTCTTGGTGCACAAAGTACTATGAAAAAACTAATGAATGAATTAATGATATCCTTATATAATAGCCACCAACATAATTATACAGATACAAATGTGCCTTTAGGAACAGTTGCAACAACTCCACCGATTAACAACGCATTATCGCTATCACAGGCAACATTGAACACAGAGGCAAGCTAATGAGTAAAGAATGTCCATTATGTAAAGAATGTGAACCAAGAGTTCAGTTCGGAAAGAATAAAAATTCCAAGGATGGAAAACAGTGCTATTGCATTGATTGCTATAAGAAGAAGCGACGTGAGTATAGTAAAACCAGTCACGCTAAGAGGCTAGCGAGAAAACGAAAAAATGAGTATAAGGAACAAGGGAAACTCAAGGAGTACAATCAAAAGTACTATGAGCGGAACCGTGAGTTTATACTGGCTAAAAAAAGGACGGAGAGTGTAGTGGTTATTACTGACGATTCAAGGGTGGAAAAAATTATGGGTCCAAGACGGAAACCATTCATAAAGCCAAGTGTAGAAAAGGAAAAAAGAGGACGTGTCACTCTTAATCCTCAACCAGTCAAAAGATAAGGAGAAAGCGGAATGCCAACAGTAGCAATAAAAGACTATGTTTGGAGTGATATAGATAATGTTCTATCACCACAAAATGACGGTGATGTAGTAATTGATACTGACGTTAATGCAATAATAAATAGTCTAAACAACATTATAAGGACTGTACCTGGATCAAGAAGGATGTTACCTGAATTTGCTTCTCCAACATTTTATCTACTATTTGAACCTATTGATGAAACGACTGCTAGAAGAATAGCCGAAGGAATATTAGAGGCTATTGAAATTTGGGAAGATAGAATTAATGTAACAGGATTTGATATAGAACCAAGAGAAGATGAAGGAATGTATAGGTGTAGAATGAGTTTTGTAGTACTTGGTTCGGACCAAGTTGAAAATATTAACTTCGTCCTTTCAAGATAAATAATAAAGAAAGAGGAAATTACAATGACAAATGAGTTCACCCCAGACTACCTAAACATAGATTATAATACGTATGTAGCCAGGTTTAAGGAGTTATTAGCACAAAGTGATGTATATAGGGACTTCGATTTTGAGGGATCAAACATATCGTTAATCCTTGAAATGATGGCTTATTACGGTGATGTTAACACATACTTTATCAACAAAGTAGCCAAGAATGTATATATGGAAACAGCTGATATATATGAGTGCGTGAATAGGTTAGCTAGACAAACTGGATACGAACCAAAGGGAGTTAGAGGATCAAGGGCCACCTTAACAGTAGTAGTAAGTGGTAGTGAAATATCAGATGGTGATGTATTATCAGTACGAAATTGGAAACAAGTTAACTCAGGTAGATCAACAGAAGACGGTGATTCAATTAAATTTGCCACAACTGCAATTCAATCAGTCACTGTTAGTGGATCAAGTGTAACAATACAAGTACCCGTAAGACAAGGCATTGTTACAAGAATAGATGGTTATACTGGTGATGATCTGATTGATAATGAGTTATTATTACCAACAGATTATGCATATGATGATGATTTGGATGATTATTTACCAACTATTGAAGTAACAGTTAATGACGCAGTTGATCCATGGGAAAGAGTTTCAAATTTCTATACAAACTTGATTCCACCTATTAACGATAATGTATACATGTTTGTGTATGACAGATACCAAAGAAATAAGATACAGTTCAGTTCATCAAGAAATGTTCCAGTGTCAACAGATATTATAGATGTAATATTACTCGATAGCTTTGGTCCTGATGGCAACATATCAGCAGATACATCAGCAGATACATGGACAATTGAAGATACTGGATTTATAGAGAATGAAACTACAGGCCTGCCTGTTAGTAATGACTTAATAACATTATCTATGTCCGCTGCTTCTATCGGCGGTGATGATGCAGAAACCATTACAGAAATAAAGCTTAACTCACAGCAAGCTCTTAGAGCACAATTCAGAAATGTTACAGAGAACGACTACAATTCCAACCTATCAGCAAGATCGGATATTGTTAGAGCAACTGCTTGGGGTGAACAAGAATATGCTCCATCTGGCAGCATAGAATTATATAACGTTGTTAATATATCTGTTATACCTGAAATTTGGGGCACTGCAACAATAACAACTTCAGCAGATACACTAACTACTGATTGGGCAACAAGTGGCTCTATATTACACCCATTAGTATATAGTTCTGCTTGGGAACAAGAGTTATTGTTATACCTAAGACCAAGAAAGATGATTTCTGCTTATGAGATTTTTGTGATTCCAGACTTAGTATATTTTACATTTAACATAGGAATAAGAATCAAGAGATTAGCTTCATTTATTGACGTTAAAACAGATGTATTAAACAAACTCATTTACTACTTCCGTGCAGAAAATCAAGAATTTTATAGTGAAATGGACTTCAATGATGTAGTAGAATATCTACTAGACCCAACTCAAGTATCAACGGATGATGATTTTCCAAATGTTAGTGAAATTAGAAACTTGAATCTAAGAGATATTAACTCAAATAAATTCATCTATGAGCCTAATGATATTGGTAATTATCCATACTGGACAGAAGAGGCATCCACTGTTTCGTTAATGGATAATATGTTGAGAGTTATACAGCTTGGATTAAATCAGTTCCCTATATTATCTGATGATACTGTTAGAATATACCAAGAGGAGTAAGAAATTGAATGGCTAAATTTAGTGATAGTAATTATGATATTTTAAAGACATATTTTACTGAAGTAATAGGAGCAGGAACTGGTATACCAGACTCTTGGCTATTAGGTCCTAAAAAAGGTATAGTTGGAGAAGGCGGTGTTTATGAAATACTCTGGGAAGATAACCCACAACGAGGATTTGTTGCTCACAAATTTATAATTCAAGATATTGATGGTAACAGTTTCAATATGTTATATGGCGGGTTGGTATCAACTCACTCATTGGCTTCATCCGCATTTGAAGTTGGTAATGACTTCTACTTCAGAAAAGATAGTTTCTTCTATGAATATCTAGCACAAAACAATCCAGAATTTAGAGATTACATAAATCAAGAAAGAACATTCTGTTACTTTGGTAAGATATGGCCTTTATCAGACAGAGCAGGTGTTTGGAATATAGAGTTCTATGGTATGAAAGACTACATGGAACTGGCTATACCAACACATAATAGAACACCGAGACTAGTTGAAATGATGGACGTATGGTTCGATCAAATTAACCATGAGCCATATAATATGACCAAGTACTTATGGTCATTGTTAGATGCCAAAGAAGTGGACTTGCGCTGGTTAGAATATATTGCTAGAATATATGGTATTGATATTAACATAGAATTGGATGAGTTAACTCTAAGAGAATGGGTTGACTATCTTGTTTATTTCTTAAAAAGAATAGGTACCTATAATGCTATCTATATTGTCTATAAGGTATTCACCGCATTATCAACAAATAAGTTAAACGTTTATGAAAGATGGGATGAGTGGTGTCAGAAAGGTGCTGGTGATATACCATCATTCAAAGAATTTCCTAACTTTTTCCCTGGTACTAAGGACTTCCATTGGTTTGAATTTTACAATTTACCACCAAGTGGTGGCGCCGGTGATACATGGTATTCACAATTTAATCCATCAGGCGCACCAACACCTAATCCATATACTATAGACTGGGATGCTTATCCAACTCACACACTTATTGAACCAAGTTGTAGTATGGTTAGTGTCGCACCAAGCGGTAACCTAGTAATAACTCCTCACTATATAGTAGAAGTTGATTTATCTTCGGAACCAATCGGTGATAGATTTGGTGATGATTGGATTTTAAACCAATTCTATGCTGATGAGTTAGTAAGAAACTGGGAGTATGCAAGACCAGTCAATAAGTATGTACAATATCAACAGCTTATATCACCCGCAGCAGCACAAAATAGAACTGGTGATCCAGAAAATCTATATCCTCTAACTTCATTGGGATACTTTAACACAGCATTTACTGGCTCTCAATTACTGTCTGGTGGCGCACCTACACCATCTGGTGGTGAAGTAGCATTTACATTTACACAATACGGTGGATCATCAATATGGACAATAACCCATGAGTTATCTGCCGCACATATAGTTGCACAGTTTTGGACACCAGCATCTGGTCCTTCATTTTATCCAATGAAAAGAATTATACCGGATACAGTAATAGAAACTTCACCAAATGTATTAACAGCAACATTTGGTGAACCAGTTGGAGGAATTGCTTGTATTGCTGGATATATTCCAACTATTTCATTTGAATATCATCAAGTTGCACCTACAAATCCTTGGTCTATTATTCATAATTTAGGAACTACAGCGCCAAGTGCTTACCCAGTTGGATCAGTTGCAAACTTTTTCGA